GGACCAGACGGAGATGATGGAAATGATGGAGGAACTGGGCCAACAGGACCGACTGGACCTACAGGGCCGACTGGCCCAGCAGGAAACAACGGAAGTAACGGAAGTAACGGAAGCACTGGACCAACTGGGCCAACTGGACCGACTGGCCCAACTGGAAGCGGTGGTGGAACAGGCCCAACTGGGCCAACAGGCCCCACAGGTACATCTAACTTTGTTAATACTTTTGCCGCTACTGGAAGTTATGTTTTTGGGTGTAACGTTTCTGGCACATCAACAATATCAGGAGGTTCTAGTATAGCTGGCAGTAGCCTTCATCCTACTTCTACTGGCGCTCATTCAGTAACTGGTTTGATGGGAAGTCTTTTGTCTGGAACGTATCGCTGTATGGGTCATACTGGTGCTAATGGCGCCGCTTCTAGTTTTTCTCGTACTTTATTTATAAGGATTAGTTAAATGACAGTAGCAATAACAGAATACAGAAATGCAAAAGCTATAAAGGCTGATAATACTAGTTTTGATGTAGAAATAAATCACCCACAATGGGGATGGATACCATACACATTACATCCAGAAGATACTGATAACACAATAAATAATGATGACCTTAAAACTCTTATTGGCTCAGATTATGCGGCCTATACTGCTCCAACTGATGCAGAAAAAGCCGCTCTTATAAGAATGTTAAGAGAAACAAAGTTAATTGATGAAGTAGACCCAATAGTATCTAACCCCTTGCTTTGGTCAGACTTGGGTACATCAAAGCAAAACGAATGGACTGCTTACAGAACAGCTTTATTAGATATAACAGCACAAGGAACTTTCCCTAATTCGGTTTCTTGGCCTACGAAGCCGTCATAATGAAAAGAAGTTTTTTAGTAATAAGCTGGTTATTTGTATCATTATTATTTTTAATAGTGTTAGTTCCTTTAGCATATGCCGCTGATACTAATACTGTTACATCAACAGTAGTTACTTCAGTAGATAAAACCCCACCTACTGCTAACTCGCCTAGTGTAGTAGTTAATAACTCTGACATATGTAGGTCTGGATTCTCTGGCTCTGTGCAATCTTTAAGAATTGGTATTAGCTCTGGGCAAACAACAGTGGATTTAAACTGTGAAAGAATAAAACTAGCTAGGTCACTTTATGGCATGGGCATGAAAGTAGCTAGTGTTGCATTATTATCACAAGACCCAAGAGTGTTTGATGCTATGTGGTTTGCTGGTACTTTCCCTCCATACAAAGGATTAATTGGCCTTGATGCTAAAGAAGCATGGGAAAATGATGTGGCTCAAATACCAGATGGTTCTGAAATGAAAGTTATTTTAGCTAAAGAACACAGGGCAAGGCTTAAAATAAAAAGAGCAGCAGAGTTAGAAAGAGAACAGCAAGAGCTTTTACACGCACAAGAAGAAGGTAGAAAAAAAGCTAAAGAGTTCTTTAAAAAATTATTTAATCCAAAAAAATGAAACAGTTAATCCCATTACTTTTCTTAGCTAGCCCACTGCTAGCAGATAGTAATGAGGTTACTATAGATCCATGCCCATCAGGGGTTGTTGGGCTATGCACTCCATCAGAAACTTCTATTATAATAGATACCCTAATTGAAGAAGAGGTTATTCAAGAACCTAATGGTATTACTACTATTACTACCACTACTGAAACAGTAGAAACTACAATAGTAACTAATGTTGACAGTGGTGATATACTTCATAGTGACTCAGAGTTCGTACAAGAGCGGTACGAGGGCGATATGGATCAGGACTGGGGTGGGCAAGGGCCAGCTAGTATGCCCACTGGTGAAGCTTGTAGGGGCATAGAAAACTCAGGCAGGTGTGCTGGTATAAACGGAACAGGGTCATTCACAACAAAGCAAGGTGTCGAAAATGTTGGTACTACTTATGTCCAAACCATTACTCCTCCTAGTAGTCTTACTAATCCTGTAACTAAGGGAGGTAGAACTACCTACTCTATAGATGTAGATAAGAACGATAAAGAAGATAGTGTTTACATACACATTACAGGTAACAATGAAGATGGTGTTGCTTTTTCTGGTACTGATATACTCTCAGCTAGTGGTGTTGAGTCAGGGTTTCAAACATATACTGGTGGGTTTGATTTCTCAGGTGGCTTAACTTCTATGACTGTTGAGATTGGTGGTAGAAATCTAGGTGTGTCAATGAATTACGCGCTGTTTGATAACGTAAGTATTAATGTTATCTACAATGCTATCCAAACTATTATTGATTACCATGTAACTACAATGGAATTGTTTGTGGCTCTTGATGTTACAATAGATGATACAGTCATTGAGGTAATAGAAAACATACTAGATAACAATGACATTACTGTCACACCAGAAGGTGAGATAGAAATAATACCTATAGACTTACCAGATGTAGAGGTTAACTATGAAAGTGTTGAGCTTGAAATAGATGTAAGCGTAGAAGAATTTGATGTACCAGAAGTAGAAAGCTTTGACACTGTAGAAGCAGAGGTAGAGGTAGAAGTTGTTGAAGTCTCTATGGAAGTAGAAGAGGTGGAGGTTGCAGAGGTTAAGCTAGAACCTAAACCAAAAGCTGAGCCGCAACCAGAATCTGAACCAGAGCCAGAGGAATCGGTAGAGAATGTACAAAAAGAAACTAAACAAGAAGAGCCAGAACCTAACAAAGAACCAGAAGAAAATCAGGAAGAAGCAAAGAGCGAAGACCAAGATTCTAAGCAGGACGCTAAAGTGGAAAAGAGTAACACTGTAAAAGATAAACAACAGACAGCCGCCAAAAAAATTCTAACTAAGATGGGTGACAAGGGTAAGTATGATAATACTAACCAGATAAAAACCCTATTAGTAATGCAAGTTCTAGGTAACACTAAGTCTTTCTTTGATGATCAGCAAGTAATACAGGATACTCAAGGGTTCTTTCCCACTACTACAATTAAAGACACAGAGATTTTAGATAATGGTTTGGCTTCCTTTGTTATGTTTGGTGGAAGCAATGCTAAGATGGATAGATTAATAGATACTCAGTACGATAGGAGAGTCACATGGCAGAAGTAGAATACAAGGGAATTAAAGTAGGTGGCTCAAAGTTATTACTTATTGTTCCGCTGCTTGGTACATTGATTGGTGGTTTGTGGGGCGGCTTTGAGGTTTACCAACGTTATCTTAACATGGAATCTAAGATAGCTTCTTTTGTTAGTCCTGATCTTAGTCACATAGATAACCACATTACTATGGTACACAATGAGTTAGAAGTTATAGCTACTGAGTTTAACAATCTAAAAGAAGCTGATGATCTAATGAATCAAGTAGTTAGAGAGCAGGTCAATGGTATTAAAGATATTGTAGCTACACTACAAACAGATGTGTATGATCTGAAGATGGAGCTAAAAGAAGATATGACTTTGATTAACTCACAGCTAGAATCCCAGCTAGATAAACAAGCTACTGAGTTAAGAGATGTAGAAAATTCTGTTGAGTCACAGTTAGATAAACAAACAGACAACCTAGATAAACAAGAGCAGCGCAATAGGAAATCAGTTGAGGATGTTAACACTGCAAGCGCATCTAATGTTAAAACAATCAGAGATATTATCAGTGCATTTGAAATTAGAATTGATGCAAAGGTAGATAGGCTTGATGAGAAAATAGATACACTTGAAACTAATTTAGACAATAAAATTATGAAGGCACTTAACAATCCATTGGTAGGAAATTAGCATGACTTGCAAATGTAATGGTAAATGTATATGCAAAGACACATGTGCTTGTGTAGACAAGTGTATTTGTAAGGAACGTAAGTGACATCAAAACAACAAGAAGCACTCGATGCTGTTGTTAAATACGGAAGTCAAGTCAAAGCGGCAAAGGCTTTAGGTATTAGTCGGTCTGCTTTAAGACACAGAATTAATTCAGCAAAGAAATATGAAGAAGCTGATGATGGTATTAAGTATGCCATGACTGAAACAGGTATGGCTAACATAAATGCTGTGCATTCTGGTTGGATTAAGACTGATGATGTTAGTTTATATTTTAGAAATGAAATAGATAAGATTGATACTAATGATATAGCAGAATCAATACGCGATATAATTAATGGCATTGTTCTTTGTCCAATAATAAAATCCCCAGGCTTTTCTGAGGACAACTTACTTACACTCTACCCTATAGCTGATGCACACATAGGCATGAGAGCGCACGCTGAAGAGACAGGTGCTGAGTATAACTCTGACATTGCAGTAGATAGAATTAAAACTGGTATGGCTAAGTGTGTATCTAGCTCACCTAATTCTAAGTACGCTTTGATATTAGATGTTGGTGATTTAACCCACGCTGATGATAACAACGCACAAACTCCTAGAAGTAAACATCCACTCGATGTATCCGAAAGATTTTTTTATGCACTGAGGTGTGCAATATCTGCGTTGGCATCTGCGATTGATTGTGCGTTGCAAAAACATGAGCAAGTAATATGCAGGGTATTGCGTGGTAATCACAACGAGACTTCTTATTTGGCTGTGATGTTTGCAATGGCAGAGCGTTACAAAAATAATACTAGAGTGACTGTGGAACAAACCGCTGCTGATTTCTTCGTGCATGAGTTTGGAAGTGTCATGATTGCCGCGCACCACGGAGACAAAGCAAAAGCAGATAGGCTTGTGTTGCATATGGCTGATGCTTGGCCTGAGATATGGGGCAGAACTAAACATAGATTTTATTTTACTGGACATCTACACCACACAATGATGCGTGAGATAGGTGGCGTACTTGTTGAGCAACTCAGAGCTGTAACAGGTAAAGACTCTTATGCTTCTAGCCATGCTTACAGCAGCAGGTCACAGATGCAGGGCATTACATATCATAAACAAGAAGGTGAAGTTAGTCGTATAAAGGTTTGTTTATAATGTGGATTATGGCTATGGTGTATTGTGCTACGTTTGCTACTGGTGAGATGTGTCGTGCTTGGGTTCCACCTGTTGCTGAGTCAAGCATAGAGAAATGTGAAGCTAACATTAAGACTGCTGTTTATTCTATGGCTAATGCTATTGAAAAAAAAGATGGTGATTTATTTTTTATAGACTGCCAGTGTATTAAAGTCAGAGAAGAATTTAAATATCAATAGAATTTTTTCTTATTCTTTCCAGCTCATCATTAAGTATAAGAACTAGGTTAACCAAGTCACCTACCTCTTGACCTAACTTAACTAAGAACTTGTCGCTTGTTATTACTCTGTCGTATGGAAAGCCATTGTTAGCTACGTTGGCTTTATCCATTCGTCTTAAAAATTTTTCTATTGTAAGGTCTGTCATTGTTTTATCTTATACCCTGAGTATGGATAGAAATCTCTTATAATTCTTTTAACTCTTTCAACTTTATTATCTCTAATTAATTTCTGAATAATATTTCTAGCGTGATCAGGTTTAGATAAGTTCATTTTTTCTGCTAATTGTAAAGCATTTATTACACCAGAATTTTTTATTATCTGATACGCTTGTGCTTTCTGATTGTTTAATTTGTCTGTTGCTTGATATACTTTAAACTCTGGTAATCTACCTACCTGACCCATAGCAATAGCTGACTCTTTAAGTAGCTTGCCGTAGAGTATTTCTTGTTCGACTGATATTTTAAATTTTTGTTGTGTTGCTTTCATTTAATTTATCCTCCAGCAATATGATCAAAGCAAGCAGCTCATCACCTCTGTTTCTAACCCCAGTTCTATTTTTTTCAAGAGCATCTAGCTGTATAATACTAGCTACTCTTTTAAGTCTATCAATTACTTGTTGTGCGGTAGTCATTTGTATTCCTCCAATACGGAGCGGCTTGCCCTTTGGGTGGGCCACCGCTCCTGTTATGTGGGTACTTAAGTACGTACTTAAAAACCCACGACAATTAAAAAAGAGTGCGCTTATAACAATCCTAAATATGGTACAACGCATTTTATATAATACGTAGATTATGACGCACTCTTCTAGGCTAATATAGTACCGTTAAAAGCCTATATTAAAATGGTATGTCGTCACCTAATTGTTGGTCTAAAGATTGGTTAACATTAGGTGTGTCGCTGTATTTCTCTGATACTTTTATAGAAATATAAGGGCTTGTTGCACCAGCGTCTTTTTTCCAACCTGCTATTTGCATGTCTTTGTTTGTAGCATAGTCATCAAGAGAGCCACTGTAACTAGGTGCTTTCTCATTGTTGCTATCATTCTCAAACATTACACCTAGCTTTTGATACGCTTTAATAATTCTTTTGCCTGACTTAGTTGTGTCAGTAACTAGAACTATATCTCTGTCATTACCTTCAAGGTTTAGTTTACCTTGCAGTATTAACTTCATGTTATCAAAAGGTTTGAAGGCCGCACCTGTGTTGGTGTTATCATAATCACTCATAGTCTCTCCTTAGAATTGATCTGTTGAAATTGTTTTTTTGTTTTTATTATCTGTAGCAACTGCTGCATTAGCATCATCATCTTCTGGTGCTACACCTGCCATACCTAGTAAACCATAGCGTCGAGCGTAGGTAGTAGCTGAACCATACCCTTGCATATCTTGCTTACCTAATCGTAGGTAAACTTTAGATTTAAATAAAAACCCAGAGCTATGCATTAGTATTGTTTCTACATAATCACCTAAGTCATCTGCTCCATTGGGTTGCGTAACTGCAAACCCATTATTTAAAAACGCTGGCATTACTGCTTCTACAACAGACTTTAAATCTGCGTA